AGTTGGAGCAGCAGAAGTTCCAACTTAAGGCACAGGGAGAGGCTCAGAAGAGTGAGCTGTCTGCCCGAGATGCTCAAACCCAACTGGCCATGAAGGGCCAGGAACATAACATGAAGATGCAGCAACGGGCACAAGAGATTCAACTCTCCGCTGCTGAGGCTGAGCACAAACAGAGGATTTTCTCCGCTGAAGCCCAAGCCAAGATGATTCAAGAACTTCAGCATAAAGAGGTTGGCCATCAGGTCGATATGCGTCATAAAGACGAAGCTGGACGACAGAAGGTTGCTGCCGCAAAGCAGCAGGCAAAAGTAAAGCCAAAAAAAGGAGCTAAATGAATCGAAGTGATTTTTTCGACTGGAAAAGACATCCAGTAACGGAAGCAGTGTTCAGTCAACTACAAGATCGTATCAATTTCTTTCAGGCAAAGTTGCTTGAGCACGCAGGGCGTGATCCCATTGAGGATGCACGAGCTTCCGGGGCAGCTATGGCTATCCGGGATGTGTTGGATATTGAATATGAAGAAGAAAAAGAGGAGACTCAATGAGTTGGATTCCCATTTTGCATCGCATTGTCGTTAAGCAAGATAAGCTTGAGGACACTGACAAAGACTATAAACGTGCTGGTAATGCCGGTATCCTCATCCCCCATCTGGAGGAGAAGGTGCGAGAACAGGCTGCCATTGACACGGGAACGGTTGTCTCCATTGGAGCCACCGCTTTCAAGGACTTTGGAACCGATTCCCCTATTGCTGTTGGAGACTACATTGTCTTCGCCAAACACGCTGGGAAGGTTCTTGTTGACCCCGACACCGATGAACGGTTTGTCGCTCTCAACGATGAAGATGTAATTGCACGACTCGTGAAGGACAACTAATGGCTGAACTAGAACAAAAACCTGTAGAGGGTGCCCCTATTGAGGGCGAAGATAAAAAACAAGCAGCGGCAACGCCTGCTGCACTCACCGAACTCGAAGAACGGGCTGCTAGCCAAGGCTGGCGTCCGAAAGAGGAATGGGACGGTGATCCCGACCAGTGGCGTCCGGCAAAAGAATTTATTGACCGGGGCGAGCTGTTCAAGAAGATTGATGACCAAAACCGAACCATCAAAGAGGTTAAGAAGGCCCTTGATGATTTGGCCAAACACCACTCCCGTGTTCAGAAAGTTGAATACGAACGTGCGTTGGCTGAGTTGAAAGCACAGAAGAAAGAAGCTTTGAACGAAGGTGATGCCGATGCTGTGGTGGATATTGATGAGAAGCTTGCGCTTGTCCGCGAGGCACAGAAGGAAGCTGCACAACAACAAGTTGCTCCTGCTCCCGCTGCTCCCGCAGAAACCAACCCGGTCTTTGTGAATTGGGTGGAACGCAACTCTTGGTATTCCAATCAACCTGCGATGCGAGCTTATGCTGATCGCCTAGGTAATGAACTTGGGGCTCGTGGCGGCATGTCCCCCACTGATCTTCTTGCTGAAATTGAGCGAGAGGTAAAGAAAGAATTTGCCCATAAATTCAACAATCCCAACCGGGATAAACCGGGGGCTGTTGAGGGTAGTACAAATAAAGGCGGTAAGGGTAAAGATTCGTTTACTCTGTCCGAAGAAGAGCGTCGAGTGATGCAACGTTTTGTAAAGCAGGGTGTAATTACTGAAGAGAAATACATCGCTGAGCTTAAGAAAACTAAAGGACTATAAGATGACCAAGGAAGCAATTTCAAAAGCGCCAGAGCGCCGTGTACGTCGAACCCCTGTGGGACAACGCAATGTTCTCACTGTTACGGGACAAGACCCAGGATACACATATAGATTTGTAAACGACTCGGGAGATCGAGTGCAGGAGTTTCTCGAAAATGGTTGGGAGAAAGTGCCTGCGAAAAATGTGCGTGTTGGTGACAAACGTATGGGTTCCGATTCTACGGAGGGAACCGATGCAATGGCTTCTGTTGGGCAAGGGATGAAAGCTTATGTTCTGCGAATCCGCAAGGATTGGTATGACGAAGATCAAGCTGCAAAACAAGCTCATGTGAATGCCACTGAAGAAGCCACACGCGAAAAAGCTCTTGATGGTACTTATGGTAAGCTCGACATAACGCGCTCCTAAAACAATAAGTGCCAATGGCTTTACCTTCAATTTTTATGGAGAATTGCTAATGGCAAATACGCAACGTGTTAATGGGTTTCGTCCTGTTAAACACCTGAACGGGTCGCCTTATAACGGCCAGTTCAATATTTACGAGGTGGTTGCTGGCGACGGCACTGCACTCATGGTGGGTGATTTGGTTAAGACGGANGCTGGCACGGCCACTGATGTCTATCCCACCTGCATTCGACATGGCACTACTGGTGAGGTCACGTCTGGTTTGGCTCTAGGTGTTGTGATTGGTTTTGTGGTTGATCCCACGAATCTGAACACTCCCCAATATCGTGCCGCTTCTACGAAGCGATATGCGATGGTGGCCGATTCGCCTGACCTCATCTTTGATGTGCAAGACGGGGCAACGACTCCGACGACTCGTACCCTCATTGGTATGAATTGTGGTTTCATGGCAACGGCTGGTTCTACGGTTACTGGCGCAAGTGGCATGACCACGGGCACCACGACCGCTACCACGACTGTTACGCTTCCTCTGAAGATCGTGGGCATTGTGAACTCTCCCGATAACGAAGCTGCCGCTGCGTATCAGCGTTTGCTGGTTATGATTAATCAACATGCTCTCGGTGCTAACACCGTTGGCGTTTAAGGAGTTGCAATGAGTGTAATGAATACTTCCAGCTTTGCTAAGAGCCTCTGGCCCGGTGTGAATGCTTGGTACGGAAAAGAGTACGCGGAATATCCGGTGGAGCATGACAAACTGTTCGACAAGTTCACGAGCAATCGTGCATTTGAAGAAGACGTTGGTATCTCCTCGTTTGGTTTGGCTTCGGTCAAGCCTGAGGGTAGCTCGATTGCTTACGACAGTGAGCGTCAGGGCTTCATCACCCGGTACAGCCATGTGGTTTATGCGCTTGGTTTCATTATCACGCGCGAAGCCATGGAAGATGACCAGTATGACATCGTGGGTCAACGTAAGGCTCAAGGCCTCGCGTTCTCCATGCGTCAGACTAAGGAAATCGTTGGTGCTAACGTGTATAACCGTGCGTTCAACTCGGCGTATCCCACCGGTGACGGTAAGGAAATTATCGCTACGGACCACCCGAACGTTGCTGGTGGCACTTGGTCTAACGAACTGTTGACGCCTGCGGACATTAGCGAAGCTGCTCTGGAGCAAGCCTCCATTGATATTCAAGCCTTCACTAATGATCGTGGTCTGTTGATTGGTGTTCGTCCGACGAAGCTGATTATCACCCCGGCTCAAGAGTTTGAAGTTAAGCGCATCCTGGGTTCCGCTCTGCGGGTTGCCACGGCTGACAACGACCTCAACGCCCTTAAGACTATGGGCATCATTCCGGAAGTGGTGGTCAACCACTACCTGACGGATACTGATGCTTGGTTCATCCGTACCAACGTGAAGAACGGCCTTAAGTACTTCGAGCGTCGTGGTGACGAATTCGACATGGATAACGATTGGGATACTGAGAACGCTAAGTTCAAGGCTTCTTCGCGTTACTCGTTCGGATGCACGGACCCGCGTGCGATCTACGGCTCGCAAGGTGCCTAATTAATCTGATAGGTGGTTAATATTTTAATCACCTATTTAACTTTAGGAGGCCTATGGCTAAATCGCATTTTAAGGAAGTCTCGACTAGTAAAGTAACCATTGAAGATCAACCGGGTCAACCGGCCCAAGTCTCTTCGTTGGCCGCTGCGCAAATTGGTACTTTGTCTCTTGGTTCGGGTAACACAGTGACTGCTTCGGCAGCCACAGCTTCCACCCACAAAATTACAGTTGTGATTAACGGTACTACGTACCATCTACTCGCTACTACTGTCTAAAAACCCATAGAGGGCATAGGAGAATATAAACTCTTATGCCCTTTTCTTTTGGAGAAATCATGGCTGGTGCTTACCGTTCCGCTGATGCCACTGTAGCAGCCCGTAAGGCTGTGGCNGTNNNTNCTANNNANGCTACNCTAATTCCNGTNACTCGTTCCCTGTATGTNGGTACNNGTGGCAACCTCACTGTNCGTATGGCAGAAGACCAAACNAACGTTACGTTTGCCAATGTCCCTGCTGGTGTTTTTCCTGTCCAAGTTGATCGGGTACTGGCTACTGGCACAACTGCCGCAGACATTGTGGCTCTTTACTAAGGAGAAGATATGTACCTAGGACTTCCTAGTTTGGGACTGCGAGCAGGGGGTGGACTCGGTACATTGGCCGCTGCTGTTAGAGCCCTGTTCTCCAACCCGGCCACCCCTGGTGTTCACTTC